CCTTTACCAGGTGGGCCTTGTCACCGCCACAGCAGCGGACAACCTGGAAGGCTGAACCAGTTTCCTGCACCAGGAAAACAGCTTCATGCTTGCCCTTCCGCTCGTGCTGGCGGTAGTAAAAGTCGGCCGTGTCACGGTCGCTGTAGGAATAGGGGAGGGAGTACGTGGTTCCGTCCTCTTCGTCTAAAGTACCGTAGCAAAGAACGTGGTAGGTGGTTTGGGTCATTGCGGTTTCGTGGGGTCACTGTTTGTATTTTAACCTGGAAGGGGGCTGTTTGTAAAGCCCCCGCTAAAGCCATCAGTCAGCCAGCAGATAGAAAGCACGGTCAAGCAGCCAATTAAGCCAACGGGCGGCAACGGGGCGGGCGGCTACACCAGCCTGGTGGGTCTTTTCGATGGCCTCCGTGAGCCATTCTACGAAAAGCTCGAAGCGCAAAGTAATCTCTTCGCCGTGATTCTGCCAAAATGCGCGAGAGTTGCGGTAAACAAAGAGAGAGACAGCAACTACAATCGCACAGAAAGTAGCAGCAAAAGTAATCAAATCGTTGGCAAGTTTCCGGTAGTTGACGTTACGAAGGAACGAAAGCAGGGAGTCAACGGGAGGGAAAGCAGGGTTGGAAGCGGGGGTGAACATGGTTGGTACGGGGGTGAAAGTTGTTGCCAAGGGGAGCGTGAAGAGGGGGCTCAACCCTTGACTCACCTCAAGTTACCTCACCGGGAAGCCCTTGTAAAGGAGTTGGGCGAAAATAGGGTCACTTATATTTGTGACCCTCGCCGCACTCAAGCTGCCACCAGGTTGTCAGCCTCGGCGTCTTGCAGTAGAACCAGGGCTTCTACGGCATATCCGGGATTGAAGAACCAGGTGGAACGGGTGACGCCTGACGCGTCAGAAACCGCGTAACGCAAAGCAGCGTTGTCATACACCAGCCAAAAATCACTGTCGGTTTCGTAAAACCACAGATTATGCTGCACGATGGGAGCAGCCTGGACGGTGATGCCACGAATGGCAGCGTAGGGGGAGAAAGGGGTGAGCATGGTTCCGAGGGTGAACTGAAAGCAGTTTACATGGTGGAGGAGGAGCATGAGTTGCCCCGGTATCCACCTTGGAAAGTGGAACTAGGCAGCCACGGGCCACTCGGAGCGAATTTCGCGGGCGAGCAGGCGGCAGTTGGAATTCCGGTAGACAGATTGAACCACCCAATGAGGATGAAAGTAGGCAGCCCCGTGGTACTCGTTGCATCCAAGCTGGTAGTCCCAGGAACCGTCTTCCGAGATTCCCACAGTCAAAAGGATCCCTGGTTCCTCATCAAATTCGTGCGCCCGGCACTCATCGGTGATATGGCCCTTGGTAGCACGAAGCACGGAGTAAAGCTCGCGGATTGTAGGCATGGTTCCGAGGTGAAGAACAATGGAAGCTTACAGCGGAAAAGGCTACTTGTAAAGCCCTCACAAAGCAAGCTGGGAGCGATTGGCCTCCTTCCAGCTCTCAAACCTCTTCTCACCGCAGACTTTCCGGTAAACCGGCATGGTGTCACCGGTTTTAGCGCCCAACCTTTCCAGGGTAGCCTGCAGCTCGTAAATACGCGGTAGGTACTCGGCGGTCTCCAGGGAGGAACTTAAGTTAATTAACTCCTGGGTTTCCGAGGCAGCTTGAAGGAAAGCAACCCGGTTCTGAAGAAGCTCGGCTTCGTAACCTTGGCAGCGCTGATTGTGAGCTTGAGACTGAGAAAAGCCGAAAACAGCGGCACCGATTCCAGTGGAAAGACCGAGGGCGATGCCAACGGTTTGAAGACGGTTCAGGTTCATGGTTTGGGGTTGCTAACAAGGAAAGTTTACCGTGGAAGGGGCTTGTTGTAAAGCCCCCTGGAAAAATCAGTCGAGCAACTCCTTCGTGTCCACCGCCATTGCCTGAACGCTGCTATAGAACGACCGGCGCTCTCCACGCCAACGGTGAATGTCACCGCAGTGTGCCGTCATTCTCTCCCTAGCACAACGAGCGATATTAAACCAATCGAGTGTATGAACGTAGCCCTTAGGCTCGTATTCGCACTCTTGGCCGTAAACAGTGTAGGTAGGCAAAGCAGTCTGGGACATGGAGGTTCGGGGGATGAACTTGAACCAAGTATGCCGGTTTGCGGCGGCGTTGTAAAGCCCCTAGGTCCACTTCTCAAGGTGACTTTATTCTCAAACCATCCATCATCACCCTCCACCCGGTAGGGGGTGATGGTTGATGGTTGGGCGTAAATGCACCCCCCCTCAAGGGAGAGAAGAACAACGAAAGTTGAGCGCGAAAAAGGCGCCCTGCAAAGCACCTGGAGCTCACCTTTGCCGTGAACTACTGTAAAAAACGTAAATACACCCCCACCCCGGGGGGGGTGTAACTACGCTTTCTGTCGGGTAAAAGCAGCTTGTATACATCCGGGGATTGGCGTGGTGGCCGATCCCTTTCCCACCACCATCCACCATGAAATTCTTCCCACAAACAAACAAAGAACTGAAAAACATCGACTCGCTTCTTGGCACTGTCGTCAACGCTGCAATCCGCTCTGGCGCCAACCCTGAATCCCTTAATCTTCACAACGCAATTCAAGCTTGCATCAAAATAATCAACGACCACATAAGATACCAAGAGAAAATAAAAGACATGGGGTACTCCAGCATTGGAATTGCCCTGAAAGCACTCAGCCAATACAAGCAAGGTGATTCACCGGTTGACATAAATCACCTGCCCGAAGTATTCCAAAAGATCCCCGCAATTTGGTTGTCAGGTAAACCGAAAACAAAGAAAGAAGCCGGCTTCGCTCCCCTCCGTGTCAAAGACGCGCAACGCCAACATCGAGTTATGGCTCCGCTTCTCGCAGAAGCCTGGGACCTGGCTGACGATAAAATCCGTGATGAAATAACGCAAGAATACTTATCCACGTCAGCCGCAGACTTTGAAAGAAGCCTCTACAGGTACATCAATGACCTAGAAGAAGTTTCTTTTGAAGAAGAGTTTGAAGAATTGAGAGTTGAGAAAGCATCCTCAGCGATTGAGGAAATGAGAACGCTAAGAATGCTGGAATCCTCCGTCGACTACGGTGTGGGTGGCAGCTTCGGAGAATAGCTTTATTTTACCATTTTCTGCCTCGTTTCCAGTTCTCCCCCGGGGCCTCCTTACTCCGACAAGTCTCACCTAAAGAATTAACCCACCAATACCCTCTTTCTGGGATTGGTTTCTCAACCGGCCACTTTCTCCCAGGCCTCCAATCCAACCCCGGACTTTCCAGGCTTCGCGTAGTTCTCCCGGATTCGTGGACCCACCACGGGTACTCAGAAACCGTGAAAAGCCTACCAAAACAAAATCCTTCAGGTACATTAGATCCTTTGGGAAGAAGCTTCTCTGAAGCTCCGTTATTAACCCAAAAGGAACCTAGATGCTTTTCTCTATTCGCTTGTTTAGCTTCTTCAGTGTGCGAAACACCGTAACGGTGATGATCTGGGCCAATGCCGCAATAATTCTTTCCGGTACGAGATTCTTTCCTTCTTTTTAAAGTTTCCTCGGAAAATTTGTGCCCGGTTAAGTTGGGCGGAAGAACTGCATTCGGATTAAGATTATAACATTGCTCTTTGCCGAACCACTGGTCCAGTAAAGCTTGTTCTAGTACAGGCTGGTCCCAGTTATCTTCATATACTTCCCAAATAAATGCTTCTGGGTTCTTTCTTAGCGCTCTCTGAAAGGGATAAGGATCATTAGATCCTAAATGAGCAGCCTGTCTTTTCTCAAAGTTAATTGAACTCCCAATGTAAAATTTCCCATTAAGAGTATTTGTGGCGATGTAAGTGAACATAGTCTTTTGGCGAAGTTTGGGAGGATGGGAACTCCGCCAAGAGAAAACCACCCAACCCAACAACCTTTACCCCCATACACAGAAAGAGGGGCTTGCGCCCCTCCGTTCCCCGAAACCAGGTTAGTTTTACGACATAACCCAGGTCGAGGAATCAAACAGCCGCCATCTCCGATAGAACCCCAAGAGCGCGACGAGCTACGCGAGAACCTTGACCGAAGTTAGTGTACAGGTAACGACCCGAGTCTGTCTTGCGAGATTGATTGCTATTGTAATCAGTCACGCTATTCCAGGCATCATAGAAAGTCCTGCCCTCGTTACCGGCTCCCCGATGAAACAGCTCCTCCAGCTGAGAAACGAACGACTCCCGCATATCCTTAACAGGGCGCTCATAAATGCGCTCCAGAGACTCGCGGAACTGAGACGTGGTGCAGCGGGCCTGAGCCAGAGTCTCAGCGTATTCCGAATATTTTTTCATAGCACCATTAACATAATCAATTACAGCAGTGCTTTCCAGGACACGCTCATTTACACCTACACTGTGACGAAACTTCTCACCGATATTTTGATATGCCATAGAGAAGGTATTGTTGCAGATAATACGAATATTACTAACCCCGAGTGCAACAGCACAATTTCCCGTGAAACCGTTAAGTAACGAAATTGCACCGCGATAATCTTCGCCAAGCACTTTGAATCCTTCCGTTACTTCAGCTTGGACAAATACTTTCGCCCCTCCATTCAAGTAACCTACATTCTTCATTTCCAACAACCCTTCTTCAATCATGGGTTGCACCATGCCAAGAAGCACACTGTTCTGAACCGTTTCATAGTCAGGGCTAACAGTCCCAAGAAAAACACCGTTGTCGTCCCTCACAACGGCCACTTTCTCTTTAATCGCGACTGACACTCCGTCGTTACCAACAAAAGACAAAGGACGATGTGAGACAGTCCAGTTCAGGTTATCAGTGATAGCAAATTGGGCCATGATGTTTCAGGGGATGAAGGTTGGAACCGGCCTTGAACCGGTATGAACTAACTATACGGCCTTTTGGCTCGCTTGTAAAGGAGGGAGGGTCACCTTGGGAAGTGACTGCCCCTTTGACTGGAATCGCGACAGAAGGCAATAAGCAGGGCCAGACCCGTAATCAGAGGGAACACAGGGAAGCCGGATGTTAGCAGGGAACAAAGTGCCAGAACAAGGAAAGGAAGGGAACCGTAGAAGAGACAGACGAGGATAACACCTTTCATGCTTGCAGACGGGAGGCAACAGCCGCGATGTCGTCAACGGAATCGACTGTAACGAAACGGAACACGTCTTCCGTCAAGCCAGACTCGTACGTTATAAAACCATCTTTCAGAACGGCAACCTCATAGGTGGCACCGTCGGGCTCCGGTATGATTGAGAGACCATAAGAGTTTGGAAACTTGCAGACAGCCTGGAAACCGGCAGGGTGCTTGTAGAAAGTAAGTTGGGAAAGGTCCATGGTTCAGAATTGAATAACGGGGTGATCCAAACCAAGAACGTCACACTCTTGGTCAGCAAACACCAGCTGTACATTCAACTGATAATATTCGTCAACTCCGGTGTCATAAACACAAACATCGTAGTTGAGTAAATCATCGCCGAGTTGTTGTAACTGATGAAGAAGTTCACGGTACGTCATAGTCTGAAGAAAGAGGTTAACGTGATGTCTGGCAGTTTCCTGACGGAAACATTTTACATTGGCGGCTTCGCCGCCTCGCTCTTTATCAAAAGCAGCAACGGAAATAGTGATCCCCGTAACGGTCAACGTCATGGTCGATAAGATACTCAGCGGTTGCCTCCCAGTCCACCACAATCATATAATGTAAACGGTCAACCTCGTCCTCAAGAAAATCCTCTGCCATTCTTGCCGGCGAAGAGTATTCACCGATGTAGGCTCTTTCAAACTTATCCAGATCACTGAGATCTGCCACTTCGTTGATAAAGAAATCCACGGCCTCAAAACCATGCTCCTCACCTGCCTCCACGTACTCCTCGTAGTACTCACGGAAATCCTCTTCGGAGTGCTCGTCTATAAATTCAAGGATGGCACCGAGATCATACAGGCTCTCGAGGTAACCATCAATCTTTTCGACGGTTTCCGGAGCAAGGACTTCGCGGTAGTTGGTGGTGAGGGTGATGGACATGAGCGGTTCGGGGTGAGTGAACTGAACTAAGTATGGCTCATGCTGCCGGCAATGTAAAGGAGGTCAATCTGCAAACTGGATGCTTGGCCACAACGCCGCTGAGACAACGTCGGCGGCACCCCCAAGGTTGTCACGTACGATACGCCGTAACATTTCCGAACCTTCCTCCGTCTCATGCATAACAGCAAGGTTCTCAGCTGTTCTTTCAAAATCTTCAAAAGCAGCCTGAACGAGCATTTCCCCAAGAATAATCAGATGGGCGTTGTTGGGAGCCATGGCAATCACTCTGCGAATTGGTTTAGGTAGGAACGACATTGTTGGAACCGTTGCCACTCTTCGTCTGAGAAGTTGTCGGAGGCGTAGGGGATCCCGACAATGGACGCGCAAGCCTTGTTCACGTTGATTGAAGTAACTTCGGCTTGCGCTGGCAAAGCACTCATATACCCTAACAGCACACAACAGGTGGAAAGTCTTAGAAACATGGTGGCTTCAGCGGAAAGCTGAGGTAAGTATAGCGGTTTTCAGAAGGAAACCAGGGCGGTTAACCGTCCAATGAGCTCAAATCAATCTTCTCCCACTCCTCTAACCACGCCGGCTCCTCGTCTCCCAGTAATTCTTGTGCATACCGTAGAGTTCCTCTATCAAAATAACCATTACGAAAATCATCAGTTTGTCCACGATGTTTATACCAAGCTAGGATACCAAATCCAACGTCAAAGCGGCTCACTACTCGCACGCGGTTATTGTCGCACTCTACTTCTTCTCCGCCCATTTCCCTCAAGGCATTTAGGGTGGCACAATTCCAATTGTTTTCCAGGAAATTTCCGTTTTCGTCAAACCCGCACTTAGGGTCATCACCGTTCCAGTCCTTTACTCTGGCAGAACAACGGGGACACTGGTAAGTCATTAGAACAATTCCTTTAGCATTTGTTTAAAGTGCCACCAGGTAGACCTAGGCTTATCCTCATCTACTGGTTTTTCCCTGGCAACAAAATCTTTACCGTCCCGGCCACACAAACGTGAATCCTTACGAACCTCTGTGCAAATGAGATCTAATGCGTATACTTTACCGTTGATGTAATCCAGTTCTTCAACACAGTGTTTCTCACAAACGTGAAAAAGACCTGGTATCAAACGACAATGCTGGCAGTTTCTACAAGCCGGAATATCAGAAACTACGAGATCGATTTCCTCGACCGCACTCATTTGATCAACCCCGCAAATTCTTCCACAGTGCCAATTTCCTTCACTTGAATACGATTATCCCAACTCCACTGATAGTTACCGCCCACGGTCGTGACCTCGTAAATAGTTCCATCGACTATAACCTTCTCTGGGCTATGGAACAACTCACGGGCTTGCGCTGCCATCGTACTCATCTTACGTTGCTCCTCGCGCAATTTCTCTTCCTGTTGCCTAACCTTCTGCAATTGGCGGTAAAGCTGCAGTGCCGTGGGCTTTTTGGTTTTGGTTGCCATGTTGTTTCTCAGTGGTTGACAGTAGTTTAACCGCAGGTCAGCTCGGTGTAAACCTGCTGTAGGAATCCACGAATCCGAAAAGCTTGCTCGGTCGTTTCCGCATAATCCAGGGCGGTCTCCAACATTGCCTTGGCTTCTTCAATCGAAGAATAGGCTTCGGCCACATAGGAAACGCCATACTCATCCGTGTCGTAAAGTTCAAACATTGCGAACTGCCTCAAGTGCTTTCTGCATTTGGATAATACCGACCCCGTATACCTTGTGGCAACGCTCATTGTCTCGAGTGCGCAGAATCTGCCACAGAGCTTTAGCAGTAATATCAGCCGGAGAGGGTAGCTGGATGAGATTGTTTCTCCCTCCTTTCTCCGTGTACTGACCTTTGCTGTCACTCCAGCGAATGGTAACAGTATCGCCAAACTCTTCCCTGGCATACTTAAACCCGTCGAGACTATCAGTCACCGGATTATAAACCAGCACGAACAGTTCCTTCGCATCTTTATCCCGCAACTTATCTATAGTTGTGAAATGCCCAGAATTGGCGCTGTCAGGTGCCAACCTCCGGGCTTTCACCTCTATGGTCCAGCCATCTGACTGAAGTAAGTCATGACCCTTCTGCCGGTCGATTTCAGCTTGATAATAAGAAGCTGCATACTCCTCGGCCAGAACACCAAAGTCAGTTGTGAGGGCGCATTTTTCACCGCTCTCTACATAAGAATACCCGTACACAGCTTCCTGAAGAAGCTGCACAGGGCGAAGGATGCGGCGGGCTTCCGCTTCTTGACGGAGTGCTTCTTTGAAATTAAGCGTGCGCATGGTTTGGAAAGCAACCAGTTAAGTTTACAGGGTGTTAGGGCAAATGTAAAGGGGGCCGAAGCCCCCGCACAGTCAGAAGCAGACGCTTTGGGCAAAAACCTGAGCAGCCAGGTAGTTGCCAGCGTGAATCATGCGATCCAGCACCTCGGCGTTGGGGCGAGAGATGCAACGCTTGTTAATCATTTGGTTGGTCTCACGAAGGAGCACAGCCAGGTTGTTCACGTTGTTAATCTTTCCGCCCTTGTAAGAAGCGGCACGAGCAAGGGAATGCAGGTGACAAACTTCGCGGGGGCGGCCATCCAGCTCCTCCAGCAGAATGGCAGTCTCAGAGAGACGACCGAACTCCTTCATTTCCTCTGCGGTGTTGTGAGCCCAAATTTCCTCGGGCTTGCGCAGAGGGGCATTCGGGTTGCCATTTGTATGAATAGTCACACGTTGGGGCAGCGTGAGGCTATACTGACGGCACTCGTTGAAGAGGCGGCAGGCTTTAGCTTTCTTGGCAGCCAGCTTAGCAGCTTGAGTTTGGGCTTGGATCGAAGGGACTTTAGCCAAGGTGATTTACCTGATAAATTTGGTTGAGTGAGGGAGGAAGCAGAAGCAACCGCCGCTCATGAACTTACTATAGCGTGCCGGAAGGCAGGTGGAAAGGACCTAAAAGGGCGGTTAACCGCCCTACCGGACTCACAGAGTGAAACCTTGCTGCACTACCTTAACTGGGTAGCCTTCCCGGAGGTTACGCATACGGGTCGCCATACCCTTGCGCCACGAGGGATTTTGGTTGCTTCGACTCGCATTGCGCTCGTCCAGCAGCTGAGGGTCAGCTTCCAGGAAGTAGGTGGTTACATCCGGGCAGCCCCCGTAGAAAAAGTCGAAGAATTTGCTGTTGGAGAAGCGTTCGCCCTCCCAATAGAACTCCCAGTCATCGTAGGCAGGATCGGCATTCTTCGCATCGAGCCACTCGCGGTACTTGGGACCACAAGATTTTGCGGTGCGGTCGGTTCCGCTAAAGACGGCATCATCGTAGATGCCCGCAACGAAGACCTTTTCCTCTGGGTATTCTGTGTAGACCACCAACCCTTCTTTCTTCACGGTGCCTGTGTCCTTGAGGTTGGAGATGAAAGCACGCATGATGGTGCTTTTGCCAGATGCGGGCTCGCCGCAGAGACCAACGATTTTCATTTGCGCGTAATATTATGAACGAGGTGAACTACCTTAACCTCCGGAACTAGAGCCTCGATAATTTCCTTTTGCCTTTCGTCATCCTCAAAGAATTTCTCGATGCGGTGAGTCTTTAGGAGTTCCCGTAGAGTTAGGGCCTTGTGGTACCCTGAAATTTCTCGAGTCTTAAGGTGCTCGGGCACCTGGCTGAAGTAAATTTGGTTGTGAATACCGAACTTCTCACACCAGGCGACCGTCTTATCTCGTTCTTCAAAAGAACGCCCCGTAATTATAATGTCGTTGGGCCCGGGGAAGACCCCAGGGGAGTCTTTGCCGTAATAAATTACGCCGTCGAAGTCAAAACAATTTACTGGTTCCACGTTAAAAGCCCATAAAGGAATGTAGGACATTACTGTTCTTTTCTTAGATTTTTGACGAAAGTTTCCCTTCCTCTTGCCAATGCGTCAAGCCGAGCTTGACGTTCTTCTGGGGTCTCATTTTGGACCCTTCTTTGGGCCGCTTCAGATTGTTTTCTACGAGTCTCCTCAGAGTGGTGAACTTCATAAGGTCCATGTTCCTCTAAATAGCGTAAACGAGCTTCCCTCATTTTTCGCTTAGACTCTTCACTCCTCTTCTTACCTTTATTCTTTTCTGTAAGAAGCTTCTGCCTCTCTCGTCTCCTTTGAGTCTCTTCTTCAGAAAGTTTCTTTTTGCGACCTTTATTAACTTTACTACTATGTTCCGCAGCTTTCTCAAGAACTTTCTGTTTGAGGCCGTCAGGGAGCAAAGGCCATGCCTCATGGCGAAAATCAAACCGGGGACCTTCATTGTAAAGAAAGTCCCAGGCGTGATGCAAAGCATGGCTGTACGGGTCTAGCTCCTCTAAATTGGAGGGGTCATTCGACCCTCCCCTGCTCTTAGGTTGCTTATGATGCCGGTGTCTTTTCATTAAGGTAAGTGTTACGAACCGTCATCCCCGCGATATCCCTTACAGCAAACGCTTCGCATTCTGCCTGAGCTACGGCAAAGGGAAGTTGCTCCGGGGGCGTTTTCTGAGTGAACGCACTGGGGCCCCGAAGAGACCCAATAACTCCCTCTTCCTTAGCAACTTTTAGATACCTGATGGCATCGATTACAACCCCAGAAGAATTTTCAGAATCGCAGACTTTCAGCTTACAGTCAAGCTCCACAGGTGCTCCCCCGAAAGACTCCAGCTCAAGCCGGAAGTAAGCCACCTTGTGGTCTTTCAGGTAGGGGATCCAAGTGCTGGGGCCTGCGTAGAGGGACTCATCCTCGATTTCAATGCCCCGCAGCTCATTTTGAGCACGAATCACGTTTTCTTTCGAGATTTTCTTTGAGGCCAACCGGTCTTGATTGGACATTACTAGAAAGTCGGAATTTCCTCCTACATTGACTTGTTGGTGGAATTTCACGACGCAACCACGGCTAAAGGCTAATTCTTGAAGCATTTGGCTAACAATGGAAGCACCCAAAGCCGATTTCATGTCGTCACCGCAAATAGGCAGGCCAGCGTCAATAAACTTCTTCTCCCACACAGGATCAGAAGCAATAAACACTGGAATACAATTCATAAAAGCTACGCCAGCTTTCAAGCAGCACTCTGCATAATACTCGGTGGCAATCTGGCTACCAACCGGGCAATAGTTAATCAGGATATCGGCTTTTGTTTCTCGAAGAACTTCGGCCACATCGACTGGATCTTCGTTGGAGAGCCTAAAGCCATATTTTTCCGGGGCTTCCAGCATATGTTGGCTGACTCCGTCGAACACCGGAGGCATCTGAACGATAGGGCCTGCTGGCACATCCGGGCAAAAAACACGGGCGCAGTTGGGGGCGGCAAAGATTGCTTCGCCCAACGGACGCCCAACTTTACGGCGATCAACGTCGAAAGCAGCAACAAACTCGATGTCGGCGGGATGGTAACCGCCGATGCGAGCAAACATCACACCAGGAATATTATCCTCATAATGATCCTTATAGAATTGCACACCCTGGTAAAGGGCGGACAGGCAGTTGCCGACACCAGCAACGGCAACGCGAATCTTTTTAGACATTGGGCCTCAGTATGTCAGTTTAGTGAAAACGGTCGTTGATTGAGGGTCGTAGGACCGTACAACTATTATAGTATCGGGGCTGCCAGTGTAAAGTCAGCCGTATACTTCAGCTCGGGAACCGACAAGTTATCATGTTGCCAAAACTCACCAAGCAACCCCTCGTTCGGGTCTAGCCCTAAAACAGAATGAACATCTGGCATGTCATTAAAGCAGTCATCCATGTTAATCATCATCCCGGTTCGACCAAAGATCGCATTGTGCCACGGTACAATCTGCTTCCCTTGCGTTTTGCCAGGCAGTGACCGAGCTGCTTCGCGATATTTCGACCAGTCGATTTCGGGCCAATTTTTAGCGTAGTACAGGTACCACTGAGCGTGATCACCCGACGAATGCCCCGCATACTCTTTCGAGGCTTTTTCGTTAAATAACCGTTTATACATACACCAAATCGTTTCACACCGGAAACTATCGACCTTCTTGCCCAGGTAAGTTTGACCTTGCTCACAGTAGTCGTGCACAGTACTTTGAAACCACTCGATGTCCTTCGTGGTGGGTTTGTACTCCCCGTACTTACCAACCATCTTTCCAGGAACATTTTCCAGGGCGCAGAGACCGTTCCAGATTGACTGCATTGAGCTATCGTTATGAGGGCCGTAACCATCCAGAATCGGAGTTCCCAAGTCAATCGGCAAATCGGCCAAGTCGTGCAAAGCTTGCATCGCCAACCATGAGGTCATTCTGCCATACTTGTAAAGTTTGGCGATTTCATTGAACAACGCGTAAAAGTTCTCTTTCTGAGTGTCAAATACGATGATACTATTTATTTTCTCAGTCAGAGTACCATTACCGATCCATTCCTTTACTGATTGGCATTGTTTCACGAAGTGACCTTTATTATACCGGGCATCTGATCCGTAAGTTGTTCGACGCCAGTTGTCAGTGTGCCAAGTTTCGATATCTGAGATTGAAGTGCTATGGATGTAGGGGAATGTCTCAGTGTATGCCCAACTTTGGCATGTGCGGTACGTCATTCCAAAGACCATCGCAAACCACAACCGTTGCTCGAGATCATAATCACGGCACACAGTTCGCATCCAGTACCTCTGATCAAGGTCTTCATGGGTGACCCTCCAAGCGAAATACCGGAGAAACAGTTCTTTCCTGTTCTCCGGCAACCGGTAATCTTTCTCAGAGGGATTGTTCTCGTACGCTCTCAGTTTTACCTCAGCGTAGGCCGGGACATGAGTAGAAAAACGAGCCATGCTATATTAGCCAGTAACACAAGCTAATATAACATTGGCTTTCAGATGTAAGGAGTTTCCTTCTAAAACTTGCCGAGAATGCTTCGCATTCTCTCCTCGGACGTTAGCTTTTAGCCAGATGAGGTTGCCTCACCATTAATTCGGCTTCGTCAGGTTTGCCCGCAATATTCGTGTTAGAACATTTCGTGTAGTCAAAGTCACCTTCGGCAGCTCTCGTCGCCTTGTAATCTTCCCACAACTGAGAACCCCACATCCCCGGGGCGCTGCCATTCCATTTTGCTTCACCGGTGCCTAATTCCGGATGGTTCTCTGCAAGAAACTCCATAAACTCTCGACGGCATGTTTCGCATTCCAGCGGATCCAGCGTCAGCACAGCATCTTTACTGTAGAAAACAAAAGTGATCGACTCAGCGTCAGCCGAGGCGTTTCGCATTTCGGTAATCGAGTGCTCGACCTCGTTGTTATCCCCAATAAATAAGTCACCGTGACGCATGTTAAAAGCGAGACGGAGGGGATGCATCACGAACTCAAACCCATCAAACTTTCCGTTATCGAGTGCAGAAAGCACCGCCATTCCTTTGTCAGAGTTAGCACCGTCCACATGACGGGCAACTTGAAAGTTGTAGTTGATGGTGAAGCTGGTAAATACTGTGCCAAACAAGTTGTACCGCTCGTCAGCAACTTGACTAAAACGTTCATTTAGCAGTTCCCACCGGTCCGGCATATGCTGCTTGAGCAATTCGTTAACCTCGTTGAACACTTTCTTCTGCTCTTGAAACTCCTCCCATTTCGCCAATGTGGGCGCCGTCAACCTGCCGAACGGGGTACGTCCTGACCGAGTGATTGTGCCAAACACAGCGGAGTACGCTTTGTTTCCGCGCGGGTTTCCGGTAACATAGCGCTTCTTAGCCGCTTTCGCCGCAGCCACCTTGTCTTCCGACTTATCCCACACCGTCCGCAACCAACACTCAAACCATGCCAGTTTGGCTGCATTTCTCTTGTCTGTCGCCTCCTTCCTCTGCTTCGGGGGCGTCGCTTTCTTGCGAACAATCGCATCCCAACGTTCCACTTCGTTCAGATCCACCAGGCCATCGGCCTCGGCTTTTCCTACGAAATAAGTGGTTACAGTCGGAGTGTCATCCGCAGTCAGCTCAAGAGCCTCTTCCAGCGTAATCTCCTTTTTGGTGGCAACACTAAAGAACGCTTTCTGGCCCTCGGTCACCCTGATTTCCACGTTTGTCCTCAACTCTTTACCTGCGGCCGACCCTCGTTGGTCACTCAGGAGGGATCGACTCGCCCATTTCCAGTACCTGTAATCATCGGAATCTGGCGTCAGAGAAGCAAGGGACTTGATGGCACCTTTGCGAAACACTACCGCAAGGGAACCATCTGGCAAATAAACGTCGCAATCTTCGTCAATCACCTCATCATAGTCTTTCTTTGCGGGAAACTTCCCATGGTTGGCTTTATCACCAAAACCATAAAGTTCTTTCAGATGAATTTTTCGTACCATTGTCGTTTCTTGTAGGACAGTCAGATTCTACCCATCTTCATTTTGGTCTTCAAATCCAGGAGTAAATCCCTCAAGATTCACATTACGCTCGCGAGCTTTCCACCCCTTGTATTGCCACCCTGGATTCCTTGCTGTTCGGCCTATCCGGGATCCGTCTAATCCTCTCTCTCTTCCGAATTGAGCCAAGTTAAAAACCTCGAACACCTCGCCGTCCGGGGAAAACACCCACCAGTGTTTTGCCTTGGATGGAATCTTTTGGTGACTCTGCATCCACCTACCATACTCCGAAGTGCCAAATAATGCTCTCATTTCAGGTGTATGCCTGCCCTTCCCCTCTTTTATTTGCCTACGTGCGCTTGCTCCTTGGTCTTTCCTAACCTTTTCCTTATTATTCTCGATGCGACATTCTTTGAAGAATTTTCTGGCGAGTTTCTCCAAGACGCTGCGTTTACCTCCCATCCGGTTCGGCTCTTTCTTCCTCCACTTTTTGACAGTCTCAATCAGCAGATGCTTGTTTTCATCCGTAGGATAAACCATCCACTGAATATATAGTAAACAAACTTGTTTTCGAAGACTGCGGCGTTTCCAGCCTTTCTTAGGGTATTTATCCTGAAGATAATGGAAAGTGTCAATCACCGGACGCGGATAAAGCTCCCGAGAAATTTTGGTCCCGGAGGCAAGGTACCGGTGTTTAGCTGATCTTCTTCTTACTTTTCGGGTAGTCATCTTACAAATAGACCGACAATGTTTACTGCCTGCATAAACGCTATCAGCAACGTGACATCCCACATCTTCCCTTTCAAGAAGAAGGGAAGCGACAGCAAGCTGCTACATATAATGATACCCAGACCCGCATCACGAGAGACAAAAAGCAAGACGCATTGACCAGCAATTAGCCCAATGTTACTTGCGATTCGTAGAGCAACCCTCATTCGTGGTATCCTAAAATCGCGCCGCCGCGATTTCGAATATCGTCGAGACTGCGCTTTCCCCATGGCACCCAGATCCACTCGATTTTGCCTCCTTTCCATAGGACTTGTACGCACATGTATCGCATTAGGAGCATCCAAGAGTCTGAAGAATCTTACCTTTGCGCTTTAGCATGCTCTTAAACTCCAGCCCTTGAAAAAGTGTTTCAACATGAAGAGGAACAGGTGGACTCGATGCAAACCAATTCAGATCCGGGACGTCGTTCTCCAGAGTAACCAATCGCAAATTGCCGAGAAAGGTGGCTGCATGGGGAGCTACTTTCGGATGCAGACAGATTCGGTCAGCCCCCGTAAATTCCGGATTGATTTCGCTCGGGCGGGACTCCTCAATGATTTTGACAGCGGTTTTAGGCCCGATCCCTTTGATGCCAGCAACATTGTCACTGGAATCCCCCGCAAGGGCTTTAAAGTATTTTACCTCGGCGGGGAACACCCCAAACTTCTCGACAACTTCGTCAATACCATATGTTTTCACCTTCTTCGCACTGTTGAATAGAATGACCTTAACCCGGTTCCCAACAAGCTGAAGCAAATCAGCGTCCACTGTAAGAATATGAATTTCACGATAAGCGGGAGAGTTGCGAGAGATTGTGGCAATAATATCGTCGGCTTCCCAACCTTTAACCCCTACCGGAGTGAAGCCAAGCGTCGGAAGAACATCCTGAACCAACAGAGACATGTCAGCATAGTGCTCCATGCTGCCCTTTTCCCGATTACCCTTATAATCGTCGCTTAGTTTTTTACGAAAGTTCCCACCTGCGTCGTAGCAAGGGATAACAGAATCGTAGTCCCCTTTCTCAATAATGGAGAAGATTGTGTTAAGGGTCCCGAAAGTGCCGGTTACAGGAATTCCGGCAGAGGTAGTCATTTCACCCATCGTGCGAGTGAGAGCGGAGCGAGAGCGGTGAAAAACCGCATTCGTATCAATCAGGAGAAGGTCTTTCATTGTTGTTTCGAAAACTGGTAAAAGGTGTCTTGTGTAGCATTATAGGCGGTGAGCACCCCTGTAAAGAAGGCCCCCGAGTCCAGGCAAATTCCGTCGGGGATAGTGTACGGTTTTCCCTCTCCTACGCCGGTTTTCGGTGTGTGCCCAAAGACTATCTTTTTCAACTCTGGATTCCACTTTTCAAATTGAGGGCCCATCGACAAGAAAGGCTCTCTCATCCATAACAACTTATCCACTTTCCCCATGTCGACAAGCTCGTAAGGATCACGTCCAGGGACGATGCCAGCGTGGGTGTAGAAGGTGTCACCCACCGTCATGTAGATTGGCAACTCAGCTAACCACTCCAAATGCTCTCGCATCTCCGCAAAGTCTTCAAAGTTCCCACCGTTCTGCAACCACAGCACATAGTCTGCACCTGAGCCCGTCATCGCGTCAACAAACATAGCCTCGTGATTTCCCATTAAACAGAAGAAGTTGCTGAGGCCAATGATCTCAGGCTCCCTCAACAATGACGAAACCACATCTAGAACCTTGACATCGTCTCCCCCGCGATCAATAATGTCTCCGAGCAAGATCACACAGGCTTGGCTACCTTGAACATATTCTAGAAACTTTTCTAGCAGAGGGTAGCAAGCATGAATGTCCCCTACCGCAATTACATCGCCAGGGTTAATATCAGAAGACATGGTTTAGCCTGGAGAAAGGTTCTGAGTCAAGACCCTTGAGAGAACGTTGAAGCTCATTGTGCATTTCCTGAATGACATATTCTGGCACGTTGCGAGAACGTTCTCGGTTTCTTTTAAGGCACGTTTCCAAGGTTGGGTTTATAACTACCACTTCAATGTCTGTATAGCCGTATGAACTTAGGAGGGTAACAGCTTCTTCCCGGTAACTTTTTCGATAAAAAGTACCATCCAAAATAACAGGCATACCACACGCCTCAGAAACCAGCTCGTCAAACCGGTCCCAAATTTCCGACCAGGTTCCCTGGATTTCTGCGCTTCCGTAAAGTTCAGCGCGGATGTCGTCACCGCTGATAACAACAGCATTTTCGAGAGTTGCGAGTTTTTTGGCGTAGGTGGTTTTGCCAGCTCCGGGAGCCCCACACATTAGGAAGGCTTTCATGGTTTAAGAAGCACTCCTTACAGTTTAACTGCTTTTTTGATTCAAGACAACGGGGTGACCAGTAGGGTTAACCGCCCTGTAGAAGCGGAACGAGTCTAGCCAATCCTCAAGGGAATCATCTTCAATTACCTTGCTGGACAGAAAATTCTCAATAACAAAAGCTGCTTCAGCTAAGTCCATCTCAGTAGGGCTATGAGGTAGCTTAAAGTGGATTTCGGGATGTTTCTTCAGAACAGCTCGGAGCTTTCCAGTCAGACTGTCGAAGGTTTTCATAGCTTCGGTCCCCATTTTGGTCCTTTTACCCGTTGTTAACGACCTGTTACGTCTTCAAAATCTATGAGTTTGCCTCGGCGGAAATGTAGACGTAGACGCGGCCAGTCTTCCCATTTGCCGTTGTGTTTGTCCGGATAGATCTCGATATATTTCGTCAAGAGATGAGGCTGAAATTTACCGCGAGTTCCGGTAGGTACCCATTCTTGGTTTGCCCAAAATGCTTTCGGTTCGTACCTGGGATCCCCCTCTTCAATAAATTCCAGGGTATGGCAGCCAACGTAACTCCCGTACCAGAGCAACCCCGAGGGGTCAATCCAGTAATCGGTCATTGTGCCTCCGATTCCATCCTCAATGTCACGGGTATGGTTCACACCCGTAAACGGTTCAGGCAGCGGATAGCTGCTTCTCACAGAATCAAACATTCCCATGGCTGTTACTTGCAATCAAGGAAATAGGTAAACTTAGCGTCATTTTTGGGCATGTAACGGACCACTTCGCATGGCCCATACTGATCGACAACCTTGAAGCGATCCTCAGGTTTTGACTTTGCCTCATCCGAAGTGCCAAAAATGCCCACGAACAACATCAAACCGCCCACCAAGGCAATGCAAAAGGCAAAGCCTCGGGCAAACTCATTGAATGCTTCTTTGTTACTTTGCATAATCGTCCTCGAATGAAAAATAGGTGTCGATGGCCAACCAAAGTTCGTTATCGAGTTTGGTCTCAAGTTGCCGAATCTGTGTGTCCGTCAACGCATCATCAATGTTTCTCAGAGCGTGCGCCACAGCACGATCAAGGCAGTCTTCCAATATTACTCTGGAGTTTACTCTCATTGCTCAATCTCCCAATGTTTGTCAGTTTAGTTTATAAAGTGCCCTACCTATCCCCACCCAAATAAAGGAGACGATATTTCAAATCACTTCTTCTATAAAGATTTTTTTGAGTTCCAGATTCTTCTCTACCTTTTCTCACCCAAGCAATATCACTATCACTGTTGTCAGTCATAGCAACATCTCTTTCTTCATCACTTTGAAATCCACCCTCGGTGGGGAATCCAGCATTGTATCTTGGAGTTCCACACATATGGTAGACAACTACTCTGTCAGTTTTACCAAACAAATACTTCTGTGCTAATGTATCAGCACCTTTTGCATCACCAACTACAAAAGAGTGATTATGAGAAAGTGCCTCATCAATTAGAGATTTGTAGTGAGTATCAAACTCATCTTGTGTGAGTGATAAATGTCCACTAATGAAGTAAATCATTCTGGTGCCTCCGCGCACACAACTTCCCAACCCTTGTTCACATAGAGAGTTCCACTCTCTTCCTCCAACCAGAAATCACCTTGCTTGGGAACCCACTCAGTGACAGCCTCGCAGATTTGATCTGTTAGAACATCGCAGTCAATGCCGTAGCCGACGAAGGGCCCCACGGTTTCCCAGATACGATCATAGAGAGAGTTGCGGCAAGAGCTCGTAAAATCAGTTATATTGCCCGAGGGTGTTGAGGGTTCCACTTGTTAAGAATCCATGTAGTCGTTGATTTGATTGAGAACCCTCAGAGCAATCTCGCCTTGGGGTGTGATGCCCCCGTCCCCACACTCACTCATTTCCAACTTGTAGAAATCGTTGAGGGCGGCACGGATAACGAGCAGCTCGAACCGTTCGAGTTGGCTGAGAGCAAAGGTTCTTTTTCCGGTGATTTTCATCGGGGATTGGAAACTAAAGTCAGTATAGCTCAAAAGCCAGCCCCCGTAAAGGGAGACTGGCTCAGGGAAAGGGACGGGTTACCGCCCCTTGCGTTCGGGTGTTACCTTGTTGGCAATCAGGCAGGAACGGCTTCGCCTTCGGGGGCCTCAGCGGCTTCCTCAGCGGGAGCTTCGGGCACGGTGAGGTTGAAGGCCTCGAGAATGTCGCTGTAACCGGCTTGGGCGATGGAACGAATCACGTCGTCGTCGCTCAGGTTGGCGATTGCTGCCGTCACTGCTTCAGAGTACACGCGGAGAAGCTCTCGCACAGGGGCGTTGGAAATAACACGCTCAGTAAGAACGTTGACCACTTCGGTACGGTTTGTCATTTCAGACATAATAAACAAGTATAAAGGACGAGAGGGAGAAACTTGCGAGCGAACTGTCTCTCTGTTGTTCGCTGGTGCTATTATAGCGTGGAAGGAGGAAAGTAAACCTAAATCCGAGTAAACACTCCAAGGAACGCTGCCTGAAGTTTCACGTCAAGCACGGGTATCTCAGGGTGCTTACTTGCGTTTTCCAAGTCGCGTTTTGATGCCCAATAAATCCTCAAGTCAACCCTGCCCGTGGGGTACCGCTGGTACGTCTTCCTCAGGTACCCGCGCTGCTGCTGCAACCACGGTTCCCAGACTGCTGTGTCTGCTTTGATGAAGTCGTCGAGGCGATCCTTAGGGGTCACCAAAAACGAAAGACGCTCAATTTCCACGGGTCCACTCCCCCCACTTCCCGATGGGGCACTCCATGTTGGCCATGGTTGTTTTAAGTTTCATGTAACACAAGCAAATGGAACATTGCCCACTTTCAGGCATGTAGCGATCACACCCTTCACAAATAGTCAACCTCTCAGCAGCAACCGCTCGGGGCGCAACTGTGGGGTCTTCAAGCAATCGCTTCGCAGTATCCTTGATGGAAGCAGCAAAGCTGCGACGGCAACATTCTGGGGCGTTGTCATCCATGGGCTTAATCCCAGTACCTGTCAAGGCAGGCAAAGTGCGATATGATTATATATTCCTCGGCGTGCCTGTAAACCGAGGGCAGAGACCCGTGGTCCTTGTAGTGTTTGAGTTCTGCAACAACTGCCCTAGTAACCGGTGAGTCCGCAACAAACTGCCGAAACCAGAAAGTGCCGAACTTCTCCAGGTAAACGAAAATAGGATCATTGTGAGTCCATGCACTCCCGTACCCATCGTACCTGGAATCCCAGACGTCGCTCAATAGAAAAGATTCGAGACGTTCGGGATCATCGATCGTAAAAGTCTGACGATAGTTCTCCGAGTCTGCTTTAGTCCTCTCGAGCAGGTGCTCGTCATCTGTGATGCGAAACGTTGCATTGATCGTAAGAAAGGGAACCTCTTGTAACCAGAGGTTGCCTTCCGGCGTGACTCTTGGGGTGACTCTAAGGGAGGTGATTTCAAGCATTTCACATACTGCCAGGGACGTTTTGATGGAGCCATGTAGTTGGTTTCCTTTTATTCGTCAGCTATTGGGAAACGCAATAGTTTTTGCTCGAGACCCACCCCTGCGGGCATGGGCCACCACCGCTGTAATAAACCTGAGTGTTGCCGACTGGCACACAGGAACTACCTGATGTATAGGTGCCGGTCGGGCATTGCCCTTGGCGGTAGACTGGAGTGCTTTGGGCTAGTGCCGGAGCTATAAGGAGAAAGGAAGCAAGTAGGAGTTTCATGGGTGAGTAGTGACTGGACTTAGTTTAACCTACGCTCGGGCAGAAACACGGTAGGGTTCACCCTACCTCGTCTAGAATCTCAGGTGCAAACTCCTCGGCATGCATCAAAAGGTCGGGCCACTCTTGCCATACCAGGTCTTCGTACAACATGTCCCATACTTGGGTCCGCATTTCCTCAAAAGTCATCTGAGCAATCATTCCCTCAATAATCGCCGTAACAACTTCTTCTCGTGAATCTTCCATGTTACACTCCTTGGTCTTTGAGCTGTTTGTAAATTTCGTCAATACTAATTTTTCCTGCGATGTAGTCCTGGGCAAGACCGAGTTTTTCCAGGTACAACACCTCATCCATGCTGAATACGGTGTCAAGGTAATCTGATCGAGACTCTTCAGGTGTCATTCTTCAAACTTCGAAATCAAACGGTCAAGATACCAACGTGCTTTCTTTGAATCCTTTAGTGCATTCTCCTTGTCCCACAGACGGAGCATGTACTTAAGTACCTGGTACTGGAGTGACCCTTTGATCGGGTCAGGTGCTCGGGCGACAGCATCCTCCAGAATGTCAATAACTTCGATTCTGTAGTTTCGGTAGTAGTCCGGATTGATTGGGTCGCTCATTGTTTTCGTGTTTTCGATTAAGTGTAGCTTCGTTGAAATTAGGTAAATCCTTCTTGGCGAGTCTCACCTAGAAAAGTTCTCTCCAAAAAAGTCCACCCTTTGTGCTGTTTTTGCTTGCCATTCATTAACCTGCGCATGCAAGTCTCATTCAACCCATTTTCCTTACACGTGTAACTTAGATTCTTGGTCACAACAATTTCTCCATCTGGGGAGAGTAGTTTATAAACATATTTTGAGTCAATGGATTTGCCCTTATTCCACGCAGGAGCTCCTTTTTTAGAGTTGCTGATTTTTTGTTTTGTTTCCTCACTCATGACCTTTCCAGTATTACACATTCTCAATTTTTCAATTCTTTCTAAATAACATTCACCATGAATTTCCTCGTAAGTTTTTCCTTTTAATGAAGT